GCTAAAAAAGCGTTAGCTTCAGGTTTTAAAATGAATGGTTACGGGTCTAAAAAATAATAACTATGGCATATACCCAAAACAATCCATTCGCAGCTAGTAAAAGTGAAGACTGTGGATGCGGAGGACATTCTCCGTTGAAAAAGAAAGGCGATGCTCCATCTAGAAAAAAGTCAAAAGGCTATTACAATAAAGCTAACAAGACAGGAACAGGAGCGGCAGCTGGCGGAGGTATGACAGCTAAAGGTACTGCTAAATATAGAAGAGATAATCCAGGTAGTAAATTAAAAACAGCAGTAACTAAACCACCTTCTCAGTTAAAACCTGGAGGTAAAGCTGCAAAACGTAGAAAAGCTTTCTGCGCTAGATCTAAAAGCTGGACTAGTGAAAGAGGAAGAGCTGCGAGAAGAAGATGGAATTGCTAAATAAAAAATAAATAAAAAAAAATGAAACTAACACCTATTACATCAAAAATTAAACGTACCACAAAAGGTGGTATGGTACAGCAACCATTATTAAACATGGGAGCACCTGTTAAAATGAAAATGTCTTCACCTGCTAAACAAGGAGGTAAGAATAATAAACGTAATCGAGGAGCTGCTTCCGCTCCCAAGCCTTCTGTCAAAAATACTAAATCCGAACAAGAAAATCTGAAAGCAGAGATTAGTCACATCTCTTCTGCAATGGAGAGTTACCAGAAAAAAGGTGGTGAGCAGAACGCTAGCGATTTAGGGCATTTGAAAAAAGCTCAAGCTAAATTAAAAGCTTTACAGGGTAAAAATAAAAATATGCTGCCACAAGGGGATGGAGTTAGATTGGTTCCTTCAGGATCTAAAGGAGGCAGCGATTTTAGAGAAACTAGATTTGACGCACCTAAAGCTAAAAAATCTTATGACCAAGCTTATAAAGATAGCAGAAATGTTAAAGAATATGCAGGTATGTCAAAGGCTGAATACATTAAAGAAGCTAAACGACAAACTGCTTCTAAGAAATCAGGTAAAGGATGGGATGCTAAAAGATCTAAAAAGGAAGCTGTAAAGCCTGTAAAGGGAGCTGGAATAAAAGGAGCTGGAACAAAAACAGTAAAAACCAAAGCAAAAGCAACTAGCACTTCTAAAAAAGAAATTACATCAAAAAACAATTCAAGCAGTTTCATTAATAATAAAAGAACAGCGGACATTGTTAAAGGTAAAGTTAACGCAAAACCGGCTAAAGAGGTTGAATCTAAAAAAGTAAAAAAGTCTACTAAAGTAAAATACGACCCAAGTACTGGTACTGGAGGTAGTGTTGCTGGTAACTTAATTAGAAGTATCACAGGTAGTAGAAAAAGAGATAGAGCAAAAGCTGCGGAAAGAAAAGCGAAAGGGCAAGCAAGTAAAGCAGTAGGCACAGACAGCAAAGTAGATTTTAAGCAATTCATAGGAAAAACAAAAGAAACTCCTGCTAAGAAGAAAAAATCTGCTGCTAAAAAGAAAAAGTAAATGAATAAATTATTTCAATGGCTTACAGGCAGCGTCATCAAAAATATAGGTGACGCTGTTGATAAGCTAACAACAACGGAAGAAGAGAAACTGATAATTAAAAAGCAAGTTCAAGAAATTCTTGAAAAAGCTGATTCAGAAGCTCAAGCTCAGGTAACAGATCGCTGGAAAGCAGATATGGCTAGCGATAGCTTTTTATCAAAAAACATAAGACCTATAGTTCTTATATACTTAACCGTTATATTTACTGTGCTTTCTTTTTTTGATGGAAATATTTATGGGTTTGAAGTAGCTAAGGAATACATTCCTATTTTTCAAACTTTACTGGTTACGGTTTACGGTGCTTACTTTGTAGGTAGAAGTTGGGAAAAGGGTAAAGTAAACAATTCGAAATAGTACGTAATAAATATATAGTATAATAACACTTAAATTAAATAGAATGGAAGTAGTAAAGCAATTAACAAAAGAAGAACTAACTAAATTACAAGAGTTAGTCGGAAAAATCAATCAGACTCAAGCTCAAGTAGGAGGTTTAGAAGCGCAGAAACATGAGTTATTAAAATTCTTTAGCGTTCAAAACGAAGAGTTAGGAGTGTTCCAAAAAGAACTTGAAGAAGTTTATGGAAACGTATCTATTGATATTCAGACTGGAGACATTAAAGAGAATGAGTCTAGTAAGGAAGATTAGTATCGGAAGAGACTATAAAAATGACGCCATGCACTATGCCGTTGGGCAAGAAGTGTATGGTGGTCATATTATAAAGAATATAATAGAGGAAGATAATAAGTACTCAATTTATATTGAAAAAGATAATGAAGTTCTGCCATGGAAAGACTTCAACAAAAACATGGCGATCGCAGTTGAGTATGATTTAAAATACTAAATGAAAGCGTTATACAATTTTATTATAGAGCCACTTGGTGATAGATACACCAATAAAAAAACAATTGAAGGAAAACAACTTATATTAAATACAGAGCTCCACAATCATAATTACTCTAATAGAATAGCCAGAGTAATAGCAATTCCATCAGAAATAGACACACCGATAAAACCAGGCGACGAAATTATTGTTCATCACAACGTATTTAGACGTTTTAAAGACATTAGAGGAGTCGAAAAGAATAGCAAGAGCTATTATGAGGAAAATATTTATTTTGCTAGTGTAGATCAAGTTTTTGGTTACAGGAATACTGGTAGCGATTTTAAAGCATGTGAAGGTTACAATTTTGTTAAACCTTTAAAAGAAGACAAGATGTTTTCTACAGACTTTGAAAAACCTATGATAGGTATTCTTATTCATAAAGATCCAGAATTAACTGATGTTAAGGAAAGAGATTTAGTTGGATTTAGACCAGGTGCTGAATATGAGTTTGTTTTAAATAACAACAAGTTATATAGAGTACCTACAAATTCAATCACAATCAAATATGAATATCAAGGAAACGAAGAGGAGTATAATCCAAGCTGGACATAAAGCAGTAGAAGAGCTTATTAAAGTAGCTAAAGAAGCTATTGTAGATTCAGGAGAGGATATTACAGCTGATAGATTAAAAAATGCAGCTGCTACTAAAAAGTTAGCAATATTTGATGCGTTTGAAATTCTAAATAGAATACAAGAAGAGGAAGATGCTCTTAATAATAAACCTAAAGAAGAAGTTGTAAAACAAGCTTTCAAAGGTTTTGCTGAAAAAAGATCTAAGTAATGTACGAACAATCATTATACAGCGTAGTAACGCCTATTAAATCAAATACTATATCAAGACTTAATAAGTCAAAGAAGTGGGAGTATGGTTACAACAAAGAACATGACGTTGTTGTTATAAGCAGGACTGGACAAATTGGTGAGGTATACAATATACAAGGTTTAAAAATAGCGTTGCCTAAGGCTCCGAGTAATATAGATAAGAGTACTAACAAATGGAAAGCAGAAGAGTATCCTCAAGAGCTTAAGTCAATACAAAGTATATTTGACTGGAGGGACTACCCTGAAGATTTCCAATCTAAATGGGAAGGATACATAGATGAAGAATTTAACAAAAGAGAAAACGGTCATTGGTTTAATAACAAGAGTGTCAGCACTTATATTACTGGTACTCATTTTGTCTACTTGCAGTACTCCAAGATTGATGTTGGGAAGCCAGACTTTAGAGAATCGAATAGATTATTCTTTATATTCTGGGAAGCTTGCAAAGCAGACAGCCGTTGTTATGGAATGTCATATCTCAAGAATAGACGTTCAGGTTTTTCGTTCATGGCTTCAGCTGAAACCGTTAACATGGCAACAGTATCGTCAGACTCACGGTTTGGAATTTTGTCCAAATCTGGATCCGATGCAAAGAAAATGTTCACAGATAAAGTGGTACCTATCAGCGTTAATTACCCGTTCTTCTTCAAACCGATACAAGACGGTATGGACAGGCCGAAAACGGAGATTGCCTATCGTGTCCCCGCGTCAAAGCTTACAAGAAGATCCATTACCGAAAACTCCAGGTCCGAAAGTCTTGACGGTCTTGATACCACCATCGATTGGAAAAACACCGGTGATAACGCATACGATGGAGAAAAATTAAAACTACTGGTACATGATGAAAGTGGGAAGTGGGAAAGACCAAACAATATATTAAATAACTGGCGAGTTACAAAAACGTGTTTAAGATTAGGTTCTAGAATTATTGGAAAGTGTATGATGGGATCAACATCAAATGCTTTAGATAAAGGAGGAGACAATTTTAAAAAACTATATAATAATTCGAATGTAAATAAAAGAAACCGTAACGGACAAACAGCTTCAGGGTTGTATTCTTTATTTATACCGATGGAATGGAATTACGAAGGTTTTATAGACGAATACGGTCACCCTGTATTTAATACGCCTAAGGAAGATGTTGTGGGTCCATTTGGAGAAGCTATAGAGGTTGGTGTTATTGAACACTGGGATAACGAGGTTGACGGATTAAAAGGTGACCAGGATGCTTTAA